CCACAGGCCGATCTCAGACTGCGCCGTCTTATAGGCGCCGCAAGGTATCTCGCCAGCCATAAGCGACACGACATCACGGTTGTTAGATGCGTTCGCCGTGAACAGCCCGACGTCCAGCCCTTCGTGCGTCTTCTCGCGGCCCTGTTTTGTATATGCCCTGTGTAGCACCCTGGTGCCAAACATGGGATTAACTTTGAAGATCGCCACAACCGCAGCGTCTGTGTTTTTGAACAAGTGCGCTGCTACGTCCTCGACTCGGTCTTCGGCAATCGCTGGCAGCTTCTGTTGCTCCTTATAAGCACCTAACAAAAACGCCTGGTTCTGCCAGACAAAGTACCCTGCAAACGTGAAGACCGCCATCAGCAAGATAGCGAACAGCTTGAACGGGGAGTCAACGTAGCCAAGGACTCGATCCAGCACCGTCAGTTGTGTTTTCTCATCGCTCACGACATCGCCTGCCTAATGATGAAGATGATGATGCCGCCTATGAGGATGACAGCGATTGCGCCCCCGATGATCTGAGCTGCCAGCAGACGCTGGGCCACCAGAGTGCGCCTGGCGATGATGGTCTCCCGCTCAGCAGTCGCCCGAGCTTGTTTGATCTTCATCCGCTCCTTGAGCATCATCTCCCAGAGTTCAGGGTAGCCGCCGTAAACCAGTTGATGCTTTAGCTGCTCCTCGGCTTCGCGCAGGGCGTTTGCCTGCATGACGATTTCCATCGCCTTAGACGTGTCCGACTGTCCCTGCTTCGCTTTGTCGTTGGCGGCCTTCTGGACGACATCCTTCGCGTCGAAGAACTTGCCAAACTCGCCCACCAGGCCGTTGATGTCCTTGCCTAGTTTGATTGCTTTTTGGATGCCGGCGACAGCGGCCTGGGCGGCGGCGAATGCTGTTATGGGATCCATAGCACCCAGAACCCCAGCTTAACTAATGCCAGTAAAGATGCTAAGAGAATGCACGCCAGGAGGAAAGCGATGAACCAGTCAAGCATCTCTTTTTCTCCATTGCAGGCAAACCACTTTGAACTTGACATAGTCTTCGTACATCCACCGCACGCACTCGTACTCGACCGGCCTTGGTGGAGGCTGCTGCGCGAGGAGGGCCAGCGTTAATGCCGCAGCAAACTTGCCCAAATGACTCCGGCCATTGCGACGATCATCACCCCCGCCACTTTGAGCAGGATGCCTTCAATGCGTTTCAAGCGAGCATTGATCTGCTCGTACCTGACGGCGCAGATCTCTTCGTGCGTCATCAGCTTGGCAGCGGTGATGTCAATCGTGTCCACAATTACTCCTGGGGCCAATTCATTTGCAGTGCGGCCAGCTCGTCCACACTGGTACAGGAAGTGATCGCGGCCTCGTTGGTATCCGATGCAGCGCGGATCGCAGCACGGGCGGCAAGCGTTGCAGCGTCAACAGCCTTCACGCCCTCTGCAGCACGAGTCACCTTCCAATCGGTCTGAGCTAGCAATAAGCCAGCAGTCTGTTTAATTTGAGCAATCATTTGGTGTTTAAGGCCGCGCTGGATAACTTGAACATCGGTATCCACCATGTTCTGCGTGGCAGCGTCATAGACCTGCACCATCAGGGGCGATCCGTCTTCCTTCGTGGCAAGCACATCCTCCAACGCTTTTGGGATGCCAAGCGCCCAGTAAAAACGATCATCGTGCGGTGCAACATCAGCAACTTCGGTGATGCCGATAGCAGCGCGTTCTTCAGGGCTTGCAAGGCGCAGCCAGTTGGCAGGATACTGGATTTCGTTTGTTGTGAATGCTGAGTCAGGTGATAGGGGGGAGCCGTTTAACATGAACATGAGTTACCTCGCAGGAGAAAGTTTGAATGGGTTTTCGGCAAAGGCCATGTAGATGTAGGTGTTGCCACTTCCATTAAGTTCTGATTGAGTGTTCCGCATCTTGAGGCCATTGGACAGAATATCAGACGCAAAATCAGATGACTCGGCGTTGCTAGAATTTGGATACAAACCGACACCTACTTCGTTGTACGGGCTACGGGAGGTATCAATCAAATGCCAGCTGCCAGTAGTTCCAGATGAAACTTTTGCCAAAAAAAACCGTGGGCGGAACCCAAGGTAAATAAACGGCCCATCCGTAGAGCCATTGCCTGTGTAGCTACCAAATGCAGAGTAGCCAGCTACTGCGGCAAAGCAGTAGGCGACCATTGTGTTTCCACTATTGTTAGTTGAGCCGCTAATCCCAACACTAAATACGGCGCTTGTTGGAGATGTATTGTTCCAAAAATTAACAGACGTTGCTGAAGCCGCAGTTGTGTTCAAAAATAAATATTTTGTGTTTCCAATCGATGTGTGATAGACACCCCAATCAGCACCAGAAGTAGAACGCACTTTTGTAATAATCATTGATGGCGCAACACCTAAGCCATGACCCACAGTAGCGTTAGCACCTGTACCTGTGTAAGTCACCACGCTGAAGCCAGCAGTCGCATTCGCTCTTACTTGTGCCGAGATTGAACCGCTAGTGTTGGTTACAGTTGAGCCGCCAGCGTTCCATTGCCAACCGACAAAGGTAACTGCGTTTTGGTTTGTGGAAGCGCTCGTCCCCAATGTAAAACCGTTGGCATTCAACGAAGTGATTCTTGTTGAATCAGTAACCTCGGCGTTTGTCAGGTTAGAAAACAGCGCCACTGACAGCCCCCTAACCGAATCCATCAAAATGTGGTCATTAGACGCACTTCGTGATTTAGTCCACACAAAATCAGGCTGCATTGCGCCACTGTTCACAATGCTCTGAGCGCTGCCAGTTCCCGTGTACAGCGTCGCATCAAAATACGCATTGCCCTTTTTAATCGTCTGCTCCGGCAGGTTCTGCGTGTTCAGCGCCTTGAAGCCGGTGGGCGGGGTGTAGGAGAAGGGGCGTTGACCGAAGTTCCATGAATGAGTTGCAGATGTTTCTGCAAAAGCCGCACAGAAAAACATAGGTTCTGCTTTGGGGACGCTGGTTACAGTAGCTTGCAGACTTCCGTTTCTGTAAATGGCAACAGTCTGGGCATCATAGTCATAAGCAAGACCAATAACATCGCCTGACGCAATTGTAAAAACAGTTCCAGAAGTTCCGTTTGAGTGCGGATAACCACTTGTTCCAGCCCCGTCATTAAAAAATCCATAAATACCAGTCGACCCTGTTTTAGATGCAAAGGTCAAAGCACTAGAACCACTCATTACACCAGCAAATGAATTTGAACCTGTCTGTGTTATTTCTGCATACCACTTGCCAGATGTAACAGCTACAGTTGATCTAACAGCAAACCACGCAGATGCGGCATTTGAAAGGCTTAAATTGCCGTTTGTTGGTGCGGGTAAACTTGCGTGCTTATCCACCGGATTCATCACCGCATAGTTCCCCCGCCCATTCCCCCCATCAGCCCACAGCGTCGGCACATCCAGCATGGAGTCGTAGGTCACACCAGCAGTCACGCTGATGTTGTTCGGCGTCCAGTTGTTGCCGTTGCCGCTGTAGTCCTTGCCGATAGCCGCAGCAGTAGCAGCAGAGTTGTCGCTGAAGTTCAGGTAAAAGCCGTTCGTGCCGTAGGTGCCGGTGTACTTCTTGGGTTTCCACACGCCGGTGATGGCGTCGGTTTCGCCGAAGCTGCTGGGCGTCAGGGCTTGACCGTCAATGAAGTTGACCTCGGTGAGGTAGCCGTCGAGGTATTCGTTGGCACCATGTTGTTTGCGCCCCAAACTATGCGCCACCGTGTTATTAATATTGGTGTTTGCGTTTTGAACGGGCCAAGTATTCTCGCCACCTGTTCCTGAAATAGTGGTGAACTGCACACCATTCACGTAAAACCTAAATCGGCTGGTTTGCGTTGCGTTTGTGGTGTCACAAACAATGACAATGTGATACCAAGCGGTTGGATCACGGAAAACCATCGGGTCCCAAACGATACTACCGACAACGCTACCCGCAGCGTTTGAGTACAGTTGAATCCGGTTGTCAGCACGCCAATCAATGGAGGTGTAATTGCTACCATCAGCGCCAGCACTAAAAAGTGCCCGAGCCACGCTGATCGTACCAACCTTACACCACCCACTCCAAGTCCACGTTTGTCGGTTAGTAGCACTCCCCGGCGTCCGATTCAGATACGCACTTGCACTAGACCTCAGCCGCACCGAGCGGCTAATCTCATATCCCTCCGTAGGCAGCAGCAGCGGGTTGCCGATCATGGCGCTCACTTGGTATCTCCGATCAGGCGAGCGGTGATGCGGGTGGAGCTTTCAACGTAGTAGGCAAGCACATCAACTGCCGCAGCCGTAGTGGTCAACGTGGGCGCAGTCCCGGCAGGGAATTTGTAATAGCTGCCGTAAGCCAAAGTGCGCGAGCCGGTGCCGTCTTGTGTAATCACAATTACACCGTGCTGTCCTGCAGTAATGTTTGTTGGGTTCGCTAGTGTGCGGTTACCGCCGAGGGTCACGCTGTAGTTGTTGGCAAGCGAAAAATCAGGCGTGATCGTTGCGCCGTCCGTCAGGGCCGACACAGCACCGCGCTGGGCAGCGGTGAAGGACTGGGCCGTCGCCTTAACTGCAACAGCAGAAGTGGCCCCGTCAAGATAGCCCAGCTCCGTCGGGCTGATTGTTGCTCCGTTGGCAGTAATGTTGCCGGTCAGCGCCATCGTGCCGGCCACCGTAATCGTCTTACCGCTGCCGACGTTCATGCCGACACTTGTGCCGCTACCTGCAGCAGCGAAGATTGCGTCGATGGTGTCCAGATCAGTATTGACCTTGGTGCCCCAGGTATCCGTGCTGGCGCCGACCTCGGGCTTAGTCAGCAATAGGTTGGTGGTAGTCGTATCGGCCATTTAGCACCTCATGCGGCGATTTGCCACGTTTCAGAATTTACAGAAATTGGGGTCCAAGACTCGGACGTGTCGCCTTGCGCAGTCCAGCTCGTTGATGCGTCGGAAGCCGCAGTCCAGACCTCGCCTGTGTCTGGGATGCTAGTCCATGTTTCCGATGTATCAGATTCTGGCACCCATTTTAGAACACCATTGACATCCATGCCAGAACTAGATGCAAACAAGATTGCACCGGGATGGATTCGAATCCCGCTAATAAAGACGGCCGACTCGGCGTTAATCGTGACCGCCTGGTTCACGATCACGCTGGTGCTGACCGTCATGTCAGCCCATGCCTCAATCAGGATACTGACCAGCGGCACCCGAATCGCCGCCACCGACATTGCGCTTTCGTCGTTAGCAGCAAACGAAGCAATGGCGTACCGCACCGCGGAAATGCTGGTCGCCGACGAGCTGGCCGCCGTAAAGGCTCCAATGGCGTACCGCACCGCGGAAACGCTGACCGACGACGCCGCCGCCACGGCAGCCGCTGCAAAGGTAACGCGCTGCGCTGCAACAGAAACAGAAGACGATGCGGAGACGCTAAACGAGGCACTGCGCACCGCGGTGGCAGAAACAGACGCCGCTGACGAGGCCGCGATCGACACTGCGGTGGTGACGTAACGTACAGCCGAAACCGTCGCAGCCGATGTGGCCGCAATCGTTAAGGCAGGCTCGAATGAGCCGCGGGAATAGTTCCCTACACCGTAGGAGCCGTAGCCATACCCGACCCGAGGATCTGAATATTGACCAGCGCCGTATGCTCCTACGCCGTATGCAGCCATGCTGGATTACGTCAAAGTGACGTCCAGGTCGCCGGCGGGGATGCGCAGCACGTCGCCGTCGTTGATGGTGCGCGCAGTCGACAGAGCCGCCCAGGCCAGCATATTCCCGCTGGTAGAAGCGTCAAAAATCGCAGCCCAGCCAATGGACCCCCAATTGCCACCAGAGGCCGCGGCGAATTCAATGGCCGCTGCGTTTGTTGCGTTTGTGGGCGAGGTGCCAGACACACTGATCGTGCCAGTAGCAACACGGGCGTACCCGTTGCCAGAGACCTCAGTGCCGCCACCCGTATCAGACGGGGCAGCCGTGAACAATCCTATATACCACGCGGTGGGGCGGGTGGCCGTGTTGGTTGTTAGAAGAAAATTGAGAACCAGGTTCTCGGTGTAGTCGGTAAACGATGACATTTGAAAAACTCCTTATCCGAAAGACCTGGCCCGCATCATTATGGAGCCACCAGATGTCGCACCGCGGTCATCAGCAATCTGCAGCTCCTCAAGGCCGCGGGTGTAAATGGCCGCCCATACTGGCACCCGCGAATCATCCTTGAGATAAGGCGCAGCCTGCATCAGCGAGCCATAAAGATACACATCTGGCGCTTGCGTTAAAAGCCAATTAGTCGCCACTGATGACGACAACTTAGACAGCTTGGCGTAATAAATCAGCTCGGCGGTGTAGGTGCTATCAGGCACCGGCAGCACACGGATCTGGCCGCCGACAATGCCGAAGTATCCGGGACGGCCTGGCGAGATGTAGGTTGTAGATTTAAGACTATCAAGTGCGTCGATTGATTCAAACACCAGTGCCGTTACCGGGTTGGTGTTGAGTTTGATCGACTTGGTCTCAAGAAAATCAGCCGGCACCGCGCTGTACTCGGTATCAATGGAGGCCGTGGCGCGCACGATCATCTGGCGGGTGCGCAGCGTGCGCTCAATCTGCGCCTCGGCCAGAGAGATAAAGTCCGGAATGACGTTGGTCAGATCGGTACGGTTAAGCCAGTCGGCCACCGATGCCTTGAGTTCCGTGTACGTTGTCAGTGCCATTAGGACGCCTTTTCCTTCTCTAGATCCTTGATGACCCAGGTGTGCTCGTGCTTGAATTCAAACGTCCCGACGTGCCCGATCTCTTTGGACACATCGTGATCTATCCAGATTTTAAAGCCAGCAGCCCGAGCCTTGTTGCAGAAGAATACGTCCTCGCCAATGTAGCCACGCTTATCGCTGCGCCAGGGCGTCTCGTACCACGGCTCCGATAAACCCTTGAAGACGTTGGCCTTGATGAGCATAACGCCCATCCCGACAGAGCCGACCTCCTGCAGGCCGGTGCTCTCTGGCATCGACCAGACCAGCTCGCGGTCGCCGTTTTCCTTGTAGATCTGCGCCGTCGGCCCGGTGGGCATCCTGCGCCTGGCGCAGTTGGCGGCCACAATATCCAGATCATGCGCCAGCAGCCTCGAGATCATGTCTTGCGGGAAGCGCATATCCGAATCCACGAACAGTAGATGCGAGCAGCCTTCGCGCATTGCATCGAGCGACAGCTCGGCGCGCTGGTTAGCGATCAGCGTTCCCTCGCTGATCTTGAGCGATACAGCGTCGTTCGTGTTCAACGTGTGGTGGCACACCATGTTGACCAGGTCATAGGTGAACATGGTGTGGACCATATCACGCGCAGGCGTGCAGACAGCGATGTAGTTCGTCTTCATACCTGCCCCGGCCGCACGCGGAAGTGGCGATTTTCGGGGTCGTTGAGCCAGCGCTTCATGTAAGCCTCATCCTCGAGCTTACCCTCGGCCTTCATCTGGTAATACAGACTCAGCGGAATCGACGCCACGCGGGACCATTCGCCCCAACGTGCGCGCTCATCCACCTGATTAAATTCTTGCTTGTTCTCTTCAACAATCGCGGAGACATCCTGCTGCGTCTGGATCGTCGCCTCGTCCTTCTCTTCGTCGTAATGCCATGTCCGGGTGATCCCCAGATCCTTATTAACGTCAAACAGTTTTGAATTTGTCATGTTTTTAGGTTGTTAAAAAAGGGACCAGGTTTCCCTGGCCCCTTTTGCTCCGATTAGGAAGTCACCAGGTCAGCAGCCAGACCGTGTGCGTTTTCTGCGGATACCTTCAGGCCCCACTCGACGATCAGCATACGCTTCTCAGCGTCGCCGGTCTTAGCGAGTTCGACTTGTTGGTAAGGACGCAGAACAACCATCTTTGCGTAATCGGGATCGATCACGAAAGCGTCACGCTCGCGCTGGAAGCGGTTGGGGACCACGTTCACGTTGCCGAAGTCGCTGACATAAATGTCAGCAGCGCCGATGATGGTGGCAGGACGCGCACCGCCGTCGACGTTGAAACGCGAAGAGGCGATACCGGCAAAGCCAGACACGCGCTGCTTGTTGACCGGACCGGTCATCAAGATCTTCGGAGTACCACCAGCAGTCCACACCTTCTGAATCACGTTCTTCAGGATGGTCTCGGTGAAGGTACGCACGGTTCCGTCAGTACGGCCCAGCGTAGGCAGGGTCGTGTAGGACGGGTTGCCGCCGTTGGTGGTGTCGTAATCGACGTTGGTCTTGATGAACGCATTCAGCGAAGCAGTCGTGCGAGCAGCGGTGGTGCTACCAGAGGTGGTACCAGCGTTGTTCAACATCGAGAACTCTTGGTCACGCTTCAATTCAGAGCTGCGTTTGGCGATCTGGTACGCGACCTCAGAGCGGCGACCTGCCTTGTTCACCACTTCTTCAGTGTTGGACAGGACGATAGTCTTACGGCTGATCTGCGCATAGTTCTGCAGGCGCACGGTAGCAACCACAGAGTCAAACGACGTGACGTCGTCGCCTTCGAGCTGCGAGTTTGCAGCGGCGGCTGCGAGCGTATCGGTCTGCCACTCATAAAGAGTGTTAGTGACATTCTCTTTGCCGATGTTCGACATGAACGGGGTTTCTTCGGGTGCAATGTTGGTGATGACATTGCTCAGGTCTTCACGGATACCCTTTGCAGAGTAAGTCGTGAAGGTATTGGTTACGATAGCCATTTTGTTACCTTAATAGAAGTTCAATTGCGGAGGCCGCATCATCGACGCGGCCGGTCTTTGCGAGACGCTGGGTCGCACGAGCACTGTCACTCATTTGAGATACCCGACCTGCTGCACCAGGCTTGGCAGGTTTAGGTCCGTTGTTGGTCACGGGTTTGATGCCCTGGCGCTTGGCCTGCATCTGGTCATACAGCGCCGCTTTGCGCAGCGCCAAAACCACCCGGTGGTCGTAAATGTTTCCAAGTTCTTGAGGTGTGAATCCCATCTTCTGACCGAATTCAACCAGCATGGTTTTCTCTGCCTTAGCCTTGGCAGGATCTTTCCACGCCGGGATCGCTTCAAGCAGCGCATGAGATTCACGAGCCTTGTGGGCCTGCAAATTCTGCATCTGCTCTTGCTGAGAGATCTCGGATAACCGCTGCTGCTCGGCCTGAATAGCCGCGGCTTTTTCCCTGTTCTCTCGCATCACCTCGCGCTGCCTAACGTATTCGATGGGGTCCTCGTTATAGAGGCGATCCCAGTCGATCTTCGGATCGGCAGCGGTTTTCACTTGCTCACTCAACGCACCTAACAACTGAGCATATTGCTCGCGCTCGGCCCGAATCGCCTGCAGTTCAGCTTCGGCAGCCTTACGCGCCTCTGCGACCTGCTGGGTCTTTCGGGTGTAATCCTGAGTCCGTGAATAACCCTTTTGGAGTTCATCCAAAGTGACCTCGACTTCCTTACCGTCAACTTTGACGGTGAAAATCTCGGGCTTTGCTTCGTCCTGGGTGTCTTCCTCCAACTCAGGTTGATCAGCAGGAGCCTCGTCGCTGGACCCGTCTTCAATGTCCAGAGATTCATCAACTGCTGCCGCGGTCACATCCTCTTGAGAACGTGACTCCTGCGTCTCGCTGCCGTCTTGTTGTCCCTCTTCAGGCAATATTGCAGCGAGTGCTTGGACCGCTTGGTCCATGTTTAGGGGTCCAGATGGGGCACTTGCCTGTGGCGTAGGTGCATTCATTGGTGTAATCTTTCCTTATCTTTTTTGAACACGTTCGATAGCGCGCTGCGCCACCTTGCCGTTATCGATCACTTTTGTGAGTTCGGTTTTCAAATTATCAATCGCCTTGAGCATCGACCAGCATTGCTCGCGCTTTGCCGTCTCGTCTGCTCGCGTCGACTTGAACACCCAAATCTGATCGTTCTCCAACTTCGCAAGGGCAGAACCTAATGTCTCGTCCTCCATTAGCTGCTGCGCCTTGCGCCCTTTCATTACCAACTCGTCATCCGTCATTGAGCCATTCCATTAAGGTTGATGGGGACAGGCACTTGAGGCGCCTGCTGTGCCTGCATCGCAGACTGCATTACCGCCGTCTGCGAACGCATTGCTTCACGGTCCATATTCTGCGCGGCCATCAGTTCCGCGTTATTAATCTGGGTGCCGTACTTTAATTCCAATTCGTATTTTTTCAATAGGTAATCTTGCGCCATCTGGTCGCGGCGGAAATCATCGTCGCGCATCATCTGCTGGCGCTTCAATTCCAGCTCGGCCGCCTTCTTCTGGATATCGGCCTGGATAGACTCGGCCTGCACCTGCGCCAGAACCTCCTCGGGGGTGGGCTGGGGCGGCTGCTGGGGAACCTGAAAGTCGGCCGGGATCATCTGGAAATACTGCGACGCATCCTTAAAGCCAGACAACTCCACCATCTTTTGCAGCGTGCGCGAGTACATCTGCGGCGTCACCAGCGGGTTATCCAAACCATATTGGTCGACGATCGCCTTTTGCATCTGGGAGATCATCGTCAAAGCCTGCAGGCGCTCATTGACGTCGCCATTGCCCATGCCAATATTGACCGAGACGTCCATCGACGCATCCCAGACTCGCGGGTCAATCGAGACCCACTCATTGCGCAGGCGCACCATCCGCGGCTTGTCCTGGTGGGTGGTCAAGAGATACAAAATGCTCTTAAAGAGCTTTTTAAAACCCTCGGCCATCAGGCGCGCAGTCAGCTCAATGCGGCCATGAGAGGCGCTGATAGTGGCCGCTACAGCCGCCTTGGTAGACGATTGCAGCGCGTCAGCATCCAGACCCATCGCGGCCTTGCTCATGCCGGTGCGGTCTTCCTTGACCTGGTCCATGTACTCGAGCATCGAGTAGCCGGCCTGGCCGACAAAGGGCATCGTCAGGGGCTGGACCATGCCAGGGGCGCGCATCCGGATCACGGCGCCGGTCTCGTTATTGAGGACATCGTCAATGTTGACCTGGCCCTCAACCACCGCGGTGCGCGGGTGAATCGACTGCGCCAGCGAGTCCAGCGTATTGCGCCAGACCTCGGACTTGATCTCCTGAATGTCGTGCGTGATGTCAAACACGCTCATCGCCTCAACCGGCGAGGTGTGCGGCTCGGGATCAAACGGGAAATCGACGAAGGGAATGTAAGACGCCGGCAGGTTGCGCATCATCTTGTAGCCAGAACCCATGCAGCAGATCTTGCGCAATTCGGGCAGGCCGTCGCCGTCATAGTCAACGCGCAGATACGCCTCGATGTACAGCAGGCGCCGTTGCATCGGGTTCATGGAATCATTGGACCCCATCGTTGTGGACAGCGGCTGGCGGGCCAAGTATTCGTCGTTTGTGTCCAGATCGGTGGAGGAGATGTTTGGCTCGATCTCGTCCATGTCGTAGCCCATCTCGAGCAGCTCGCCGACGGTGAGCATCTGGCGGTGGGCGATGATCCCGGCATCCTCAAACGAGCGGGCGCGCCGATCAATGATCAGCTCCTCGGGCGGCACGGCCATGATGCGAATGCGCCCGTCGCGTACAACGCGCTTGATCTGCACATCGTGGACCATCGGCACTGGCGGAGCCTCAACGCCGGCGGCAGCCGCCTGGGCCATGACCGCAGCAATCTGGTCCTGCGCAATCGACGGGTCCGGGTAAGACACAACAATCTTGACCTCGGCGTCCTCGGCCATCAGCATCTGCACCGTGGCGTCATCCAGGCCCGAGTAATCGTCAATCTTTACCTCGGCGGTCTCCTCCCACCAGCACTTTGCAATTCCGCACTTGCGGACCAGCGAATCCTTAAAAATCGCATAGGACTGCATGAAACCGTTGTTATCCGACGAAAACACATAGTTCGCGTAGTCTGTGGCTTGTTGCGCCACAGCATCATCCTCGGGGCCGCGGGGAACAAATTCCACCACGTTCTCGGTAGAGAAAAACACGCGCATCAGCGACGGCAGCATGGCCGAGACCGTGTCGCGCACCTCCATCGAAACAACCTGCGAGCGGCCATCCTCCTCGTTTCCAAACGGGTCGCCGCGGTAGTACTCGGTGCCCTTGGCGCGGATGGGGGAAATGTCTGTGTCGATGTACGAGACGGCATCAGTCAGCTCGCCGTTAACAATCGACTCCAGCTCAGCGTCATCCATCGCCTCGGGGGCGGCGACGTCTACGGATATAGGCATATCGTTGGGGTTCATATTCTTACCATTTCACCTTGTTGGCCCAGTACGCGGCGCTCATCTTACCCTTGGCAATATTCTGAGCGTGCCGCGCCTTAAATGCTTCGTTTCGAGCGGTACCCTCGGGCGAGCCTTTAACGCCCTGCTGACCAAAGCGCACCAGCTTGACCTCGTCGCCCGATTTTGCCAGCACTGCGTGCGACTTGGTGGCATGGCCTGGCGTGCGCTTGGGCTTGTTATAGCCAGCAAAAACCTCATTACCGCGTTTTATAGTCATTGCTCAACCCCAAACCAAGAGTCGGCATAAGCCGGACGATTAGCACGTATCCACGGCACCGACGCCAGAGTTAACTCCTGGCCGTCCATCCCCGTCGACTGAGACCCCACATGATGCACATACGAGCGAGACAAAAAATGCTGAAAACCAACCGCAGACAGGTCGCGGCAATGCACATCATCAGAGAACCAATTCAAAGGCGGAAACTTCGCCACCTCCCAAGCCGACCGTGAGATGTATCCGAATATAGGCGAGATCACCTGCATCGGCACAATACAGTCCTCCCAAGGGAAACGAAAGAAGTTCAGATCCTGATCAAACGGGTTGCTGCGAATGTTCTGCATCGGCCGCGCCGCATCGCAACGCGCACACACCCAGCCGATCGGCTCACCCACCTCCTCCTGCAGCGTCATCACGTCCTCGAGCAAATTCTCGTAGCTGGTCGGCGTAAGCACCACATCATCATTCGCCACCACGACGGCCGTATGCCCGTCAGCAAACGCAGCATCAATCACCTCGTTGTAGTCGGCGCCAAAGTTACGCGCAGGTCCGCGCAGCTGCTTATAGACGTCGTATTTGCGGGCGTCCACCGGCGTGCGCAGATACACCTTCGCCGCTGGCGCGTACTCGCGGCAGCTTGCCAGCATCACCGGCAAGCACCGCCCGCTCACGCTGGCGACCACGATCGCCGGACTCACTTCTTCTTCGCGGTCTTGGCGGCCAGCTTAAAAGACTTCGCCGTCGGCGCGCCAGGCGTGCCAGGTTTACGCATCCGCTCGCCAGAGCCTTCCTTAATACGCTCACGCTTGGCCGCAATATTGGCATACAAGCCAGGTGGTTTAGCTTTCATCTTCGCCCTCCATAGCGGCATTCTTGCCACCAACATACTCGTCGCTGTCGTCGTACTCTTCGTCGTACTCTTCGCCCTCATCCTTGGCAACCCACGCACGGCAGGTGCGGCTCGAGGCGCACTTAAAGTCAAAAATCTCGCAGTACCCCAGATCGCCCGCCTCGATGGCCGACCACGGGTCACCGCCGTCGCCCATGCCCTTGGCGATGCACTGCAGCATCTTCGGCTCTTGATCAAACGCGGCGCAATTGCCGCAGCGCGACATCTTGGCGTCGTTGGGGCTTACGTCCCACTCCTTAGCCATCTCACGCCAAAAACCCGTATTTGGCAACGCCGGATTCTCCGGTCCATACATCGCGGCCTCAATAGCCTTGCCGCGATTCTTCAGATTAAGCGTCACATCCTGCGTCGCAGGCGGGCACGTCATGCCATCTTTACCTTGCATTTCGTCCATCATTTCCCCTTCGCCTTATTGGTCGCCGTGCGCTGGCCGCGCATGGTCAGCTTGCCCGACTTGTACTCGCCCATCACCTTACCAATCTTCTTCTCGGACTTGGTCATTTTCATAACATCACCCCTGTTAAGCAACCCTCGGAATGTTACGACGCAGCGGTTGGTTCCATTTACCCGAAACACTCGAGCCAAAGGCACCCGCCACAGCGTCGCTCGCAAAAGTCAAACAAAACGCATCAGCGCGGTCAGGCGAGGCCAGGCCACGCTTCCTAATCTCATCCTTACCCTCAATCTGAATCTTACCGCTACTCGTAAACGAATACCTCACCGTCGCCAGCTCCGCCACCAGCAGCTCATCTTTTGGCAACCAGCAGTCCCTAGCCTCCAGCCACGCCTTGGCCTTGTGCCACAGCTCCGCCTTCAAATTCCTATACGTCGACCCCATCGCCGGCGACTCCGACACATTAATCCCACGAGCCGGCAGACGCAGCTCACGCAGCCGATCTACCACCCCAGCACCCAGGCCGATGCTATCGACCAGGATCTCACCAGGGCGCGCACTCGGCGCCAGCGCCTCATACTCCGCCACCACGGCACCCGTCAGCTGCATCAAGTCCAAATTCTTCCACGTCCTCACGGGTTCGAGCATCGCGTTACCCTGGCGCTTGCACAACGCGCTCCTGTCACTACCAAACCGCGCCACGTCCAAACCCCACACAACAGGCGCGTGCGCGCTCGGGCTGACATCCCGGCGCATCGCCATCTCTAACAGCTCCATCGGGATGACTGTGTCGTCATCACTTCGCGGAAACTCACCAAGTACCCTGATCCGATAGGCGTTGCTCTCCTCGCCGTAACGCGACTTCATCTCCTCAACATAAGCCTCGCTCACCCGCGGCGAATCCTCGCAGTTCACCCTCATCGTCACCCAGTCACCCGCCAGGCGGTTATGCGTGTCAAAGAAGAAACCGCTAGACCTCACCGGGTTGCCCAGGAGCAACGTCACGGCCGAATGGCCCGACATGGAGCCGGCGGCGGCCTCGAACACCTGCTCCGGTATACCGCTGGCCTCGTCGGCCACCAGCATCACGTTATCGCTGTGGACGCCCTGCAGGGCCTCGGGCTGCTCTGCTCTCGAGGTCCTCGCAGAAATAAACGCCTCGGTGTTGGCATCCTTAACCTCAATCCGATCCTGCTTGACCTCCAACTGGTCCGCCAGCATCGGCGGCAGTACCTTCACCCAGCGCTTGACCTCCGCGAAGAGGGCGTCATACAACTGGCTGCTGGTCGGCGCCGTGACGACAATCTTCACCGGGAAGCGCAGGAACAGGTACCACAGCATGGCCCACGCGGCGGCGGTCGACTTGCCGACGCCGTGGCCGCTGCGCACGCTGATGCGTCGATTGTTCTGGGCAATGTGGTTCAGGAACTCGATCTGCCAGGTGTCCGGCGTCGTGTTTAACACCTCACGGACAAAGCGCACCGGGTTGTTCTTGTACAGCTTGACGAATTCCACAAACGGGTTATTCGCCAGCTCAACTTCTAAATTTTTTTTCGGGGACACGTTTTTCCGTGATGGGGGTAGGGGGGTGTGGGGATGATTATGTGTGCAAATAGCGATTGTGTGGAATCGGTAGGTGTTCGGTTCCACAACAACCGCCCCGCCGCGCCGAGCGAAGGGGGGGGGTCTCGCGCCGTCCGCGGTGGCGGGACCGCGCCCTGGCGCCTGTGGACAACTGGCTGGCCTTTGTACGTCTCGAGCATTCAGTCGCCAGCGTTCTGAAACCTATTGGCGCGTCGAGTGCAATACAAGAGTCATTATGTCAAATTGGATTCGTTGTTTTCGTACCGAATTGCCTAAGTAATAGGCAAATTCGCACATATCCACAGGGTCATGTGGATAGTTTGGGTGTTACGTCTGTGGATAAGTTCTCGACCACCTCGACGTGCCGCAGCGCGTTCATGCGCAGGTCTTGGACGTTAATGTTGATCTGCGCGGCCTTTTGTACGCCATAAGTCTTCGGATCCCAGCGCTCGGCGATCCATTGCCGCGCCTGGATGCGCAGCCGCGTCTGCGCGGCGTGCTCCGGATCGCTCTGGTCGGCGATAGCCAACGTCTCTGACGCAAGCTGATCCGCCGCTTGTGCGCGCGCACGGGCGATCTTATCACCGTCAGGATCAACCTCGTCAATCCATCGCTCGAGCGCTTTGCGACTGATGCCCATCTCAAAACAGATCTCGGTCTTCGTCTTACCGCCCTCCAACATCGACCAGATCATGTCGTCCGGCAGATCTGCCAGCAATTTCATGTCCTTATGAAACTTCGGTGTCCCAGCCATTTAAAAGCCCTCCAGGCCGTTTTTGTGCCCACAAGCACCCAACACACAAACAATGCGCAAAAGCGCCCCAAAACCCCGTTAAAGCCCTTACTCCATCTTCTTGAGCGGCTTCATCTTGCTGTTGAACATTTTAGGTGCCGAGTCCTTGGCGTTGAAGTCCAGGTCGTTGACCATGTCGTCGAACCCCGAGTCCGCCTTGACCACCGTAGCCGGCACGCCGATCGTGGCCTTCAGCCTGGCGATGTCCTGCCCGATCCCGCCGGCCATCATCGTGGCGATCTCTTGCATCGACCAGATGTGTCGATCCTCGACGTCCGGCCTGGTGCGGTGATACGCCGCGGCATCCTGCTCCGTCTTGACCACCACCATCACCGACCCGTCTTCCATCTCCCATTCAATCGCCTTGATGCCCTCCACGGGCGCAATGCCTTCGTCAGTAGCCCAGGCATCCATCGCCCGCATTGCCCTGATCATTCCATCGGCGGCCGCTCTGGCCTTGTCGATGTTCTGCGACTCCTGCGCCGCCCAGACCCGCTCGATCTGATTCCACACCTTGATACGAAACTCTACATCAACCAAATTGATTACTCTACCGACTCCCCACTTATCCTCGTGCTCACGCTTTGCCGCCGCGAGTTCCACCATCTTCGATTTCCAGAATCTGCTGAACTCCGACTCAGGGAACGCCAGCTCTTGGACTGGCGGAAGGCTTCCCCTAATGCTCTTGGCTTGCCTGTTTTTCGTCTTTTCCATTTTTTCTCCAATCCCGGTGACTGGTGTGTGTCAAATGGTGAGTCTTCATAGACTCTCCCATTTGACACATCACCAAATGACACAAAACCTGTGTCAAATCGTGTGTCATTGACACACGTGACACAGTTTGACACATCAGAAATCTTGTTTCTGCTGCTCCTCGAACCCCTCAATCCACACCCAGTCGCCCTCAATCCTCACGTTTGACGGACGACCCGAGTCGCTCCTCACGCGCTTCCAGGCCGACCGAAACGCATCACTGCCGGCCTCATCGTTGCCCATTTTTTGAGCAAACTCCACCCGCCAGTCCTCCACCTTCGCGCACTTACGGATACCCACCGACACCTTCCAATGTATTCCTTTTTTATTAATGGCATCCTGCAGCGAGTCGGTCGCCATGACCTGCTTCTTGCCCTTTCCGACCCTCGTCAGGCCCACCTTTTTGGCCTCCTTAGCCGCCTCCTTGGCCGCTTCATCCGAAGGATTCACGGCCAGCGACTTGCGCGGCTCGTCAAGTGACAGCGTCGCTGGTGATGCCTCATCGACCTCGATCTCCACCATCTCAAAGCCGTACCTGACCCCATCCTCGCCGTCCTTTTGCTTGCTGATGTGTACGACGCCTCGCGGTTGATCGTCAAACCTGAGCAGCTCCAGCTCGGTATCCACTGCCCCGAGCAGCGATGAATGTCCCCGCAGTCCTTTGGCCTGGTCCTTACCGCTGTGATGGATGATGAGCAGCGCGGCATCGAATACCTGCTGCAGGTGTCCGCATGACGTAATGAATGCACCCATGTCCTCGGAGCTGTTCTCGTTGCCGCCGCCGAAGGCTCTGGCGAGCGTATCGATGACGATTAAATCAATCGTGAGCTGACGGGTTTCGGCAAGTTCTGCCACCGCCAGCATGAGCGAGTTGATGTCCTCGGTGCTGGATCTGAGGTTGATCTGATGGCGCAGGATGAATATCGGGATGCCTGCGTCGATCTGG